CAAAATCTAAAACAACGACTAACTTATCACTTGCTGAATTATTATATATAACTCCAAAAGCTGCACCAAAAGTTGCTGATGTCCATTGCGTTTGTGCAAAAGTCAAAGTTGCAACATTAGTTTGATTTGCAACAACAGGACTTCCTAAAGTATTTCCACCAGTTGTATATCCTGTTCCACTAACTTGGTTAGCTGATCCTGAACTATAAGCTGTGCTTGCTGTAGTGTAAGGATTAGCAGTATACAATGCGAGTTTAATAGTATTAGTTGTAAAGTTGTGAGCTCCTTTTAACAATTCTTGTGCGAATGAGTAAGGTACTACGTTTGCCATTTTTGTTTTCTCCTATTTATTTTCCATAACTTGATGGTGGTTTGACGTTAAGTTGAGCCCGAACTTCACCATCTTGATATTCGTCTCTGCGTCTGTTCCCGATTTGCTCGAGAGCGTACGTTTCTAAAGCTTCATTATAAGCAGCTTGATAGTATTGTAACATATCCTGCGGTCCTTTCAAGTACCCAAATGTATTTACCAAGCAGGCATATAAAAGAAGATCTGAGTATTTGTTTGACAAGTATGTGCCAGAAGTATCAGTCGTAAGTGTTGCTGGCTCTTTGTCATAAGCTAGTGTAATTTCGTAAGTTCTGTCAGGTGTTGGCGCTACCACCCAAAATTCTTCATCCCAGTTTGCATAGTATTTTGGGATATCTACAGAGTTTGTTCCAGGCGTAGAATAATATTCCGCCATAAAACTAGTATCTCGTTGTTCTAAATAGAACTGCTCACCATCAGAATTTGTAAGTTGAACATATCTAATAAATCTTAAATCAGCTGGTATTGTTACATATCTATTGTTAATAATTAAGTTTGATGTTGCATAGAATACACTTTGATCAGTATCAATGGCTCTATGTATTTTTAATTCTGCATTTTTAATAATTCTTTCTAAAACAGAATCAGATAAAACGTTACTACCAACTTCAGTGTAGTTTCTAATATCAGTTCTTAAATTATCTAAAGTGTATGCCATTATCCGTTTACGACTCCTAATGTTACTGGCCCAGCAGATGTATTTGCTCCACCTCCTGATATACCACCTGATGTAGCAGTACTAGCGCTTGTTATATAAAAATAATTTATTGGATCTGTTAAAGGATCTGATGTTGTTGCTCCTGTTACATTTCCTAAAGAATCTATTTGTCCTAAAGCAATTGTAAATCCATTTGAATTATTTAAATCACTAACATTATCAAATGTTGGTATAGTTGCAAATTGTTGTAAATTTTTTAATTCAGCTTGTGCAACTTGATCAGCTCCAGCTGGTCCAGCAGCAGTTACAACAGGTGCGCCTCTAAATCTTACAACAGAACCTGCTGCTCTTTGATGATCTTCGGAAAAAACATTTACATAAGTTGCTCCACCATATTTAACAGATGTAAAAGGATTGTTATTTAAAAGAATTAAACTTGTTTTTGATTCTGGTTGTGGTCTTGGATTATATAAAGCTTGTGGATCAGAGCCAACTGGCTTTGGTTGTAATTGTGGTTGCTTTGCTTCAAACTCTGATATGTGAACTAAAGAACCATTCCATTCTCTTACCATTTCAGAATATGGAAATGCCATTCCTGATCTATCAGAAATTGCTAAAGCGTATTTACCTGATGCATACTTACCCATTATACTCCATCTCCATAAAATGTTTGTGGTGATATGAATGTAGATGTGCCTTGATTATCCGCATCTAATGCTCTTAACAATTCACTTTCATATCTTCTTTCCAACTCTTGACTCATAGCTGGTGAATATTTTTGACTTAAGTAATATGCAAGACCAGACATCATACAAGGATAAAATCTGTTAACTACATCTGATGTGTAATTATAAGATCCCGCGTCTTGAATTTTTGCTAAATAATAAAAACAAAATTGAAAATTATTTGGCGAAGTTGTGCTAGATACACTTGAACTTGGAGTTGTATATAAAAATATACTTGGGTTTAATTTTCGTTCTACATAATATTGTGATGGTGTACCTTTAGCTAATTTATTTGGTGTAGCTGAATAAGCTGATCTGTCTATTTTAGTTAATGCAATATCTGCTGGTGCAGTTGCATCGGAATTATTTCTGTAATAAGCTTCTAATACTGAATCTATATCTTGTGGAAAGTTTGTAGAATCAGATGCAAAATTATATTCTGCTTGACCCTCTACTAATGGAATCTTAGCAAGTTTAACTTTCCATAAATGAACACCTCGATTACCCCATTCTTGAAACATTATGTTTAAAGATCTTCTAGCTGATCTTAATTGATAACCAGTTCTAGTTCCTTGAACTCCTGTTCTTTCAAAAGCCTCTTCAATAATCTCATCTATCTGTGGATTAAATTCTGATTGTTCTGAAGTAGGCGCAATAGTTTGAGCAGCATTACCCATTCCTGAGTGAACAGTGCAATAATAAAATAATACAGGAGCTCCTGTTCTTTTAACAGGTGCTACAACAATTGTCGTATTTGATCCGGCTTGTCCAGATACTCCTGTAGTAGTTACGCCTGTTGTGTAAGGAGCTGCCGGACTATTATTAGGATTTGTAGAAAATGCAAAAACGTGAGTGCCATTAGTGCTATCAGAAGTGTCAAATATATAAGTGTTGCCTTCTTGTAAATACAAGACAGGAGCTAACTCGCCGTTAATATAATATCTATTACCGGTTCCATATTGGGTTGTTCCCGTTGCTACGGTTACTGTGTAAGTTATGGTAGCCATTTAAACTCCTAACCAAATATTACTGTACAAAATGTAACTGCATCTGCAATTGTAACCTTAATACTTGTTGCACATCTAATACCTGTTCCTGGAAACTGAATGTATTCATTCATACCGGCTCCATTAGTATTATTAGTAGCTCTAACTTTAAATGTTGCTACATCTGTGCTGTCATCTTGTAAAGTAACAGTGCTTTGTGCAAGGTTAGGTTCTTTATTAAGATAAAGACCTACAATTCTACCTGGTCCTGCAAATATAGTGTGTGTTGCAACAGTATGTTTTTGGACCGCTTTTACATCTACTGGATATGTACTCATTAATTATTCTCCTATTAAATTATGTGTGGGCCGAAGCCCACACTAAATTATTTATTAACTGTGGTTGTTAGCTTGAGTATATGTAATTGTTACTCTTGCTTTCCCAGCAGAACTGTTTCCACCAGCGTCGATGTATTTCATTGCTACTCTAACATCAGATGTTCCAATGTTTTTCCAATTTGTACAAAGACCAGTTGTTCCTAATGCTACAGGACCTATCGCTGAAACGTCTGCGTTGTCAACATATAAGTCTGAGTTACCTACGATACCAACATCTAAAGTGTCAGCACCACCACCATTAAATGCTACTTCAACGTTAACGTCGATAGCTATGATGTGTGATTTTGCAGGTAAAACAATGTTAGTTGCTAAATCAGTTGTGTCAGTGTTCTTAACCTCTGCAGATTGAGACATTACAACGTGACCAATGTTTTTTACATTATCTCCAACAGTTGTACCAGTTGTGTGTGAAATCGTTCCCGCTTTAATCGGTCCCGAAAATGTAGTTGATGCCATAATTATATCCTCCTAGTTTTCCGAACATAGTCTCTAGGCCGTCGACTATACGCGTCTATGTTCTAATTAATTGTATAGTGTGTCTTTTATACAACACATTTGAATAGAGCGCAAGAGAGCCTATAATGTAAATGAGATTTTTACGATGTAGCTTTTTATTAAGTAGCTACAGAAACTTGTGGTTCAGAGCTTTCTATCTTATTTAGCATATGCTCTTTTTGAGCTTCTGCTATTTTTATATGGCTAATTACTTCTCTGACTCTTCTGTCAATCTTAACCATATTGAGAGTATATCTACCCTCTTTAAGATGCTCCTGCTCCCACTCCAGATCTAGACCCTTCTTCTTGTGATAAAGGTCGTTCAGATGTTGCATCAGTGTCTCCATCTATAACCTCCTCGTAGGTTATTCGTTTTCTTCTTGGATCATTCATTTCTCCAAGATATTCCCATTTTATATCACCTTTTCCCAATTTGTCAATAATGGCATTTTCGATATCTAATGGGCCTTCGTTACAAGTAATTTGTAACTCCATTTTGTATTTATATGCGTATATTTTTACGAGGAAATCTTTCATAATCACACCTTATATATGAAAAAGGGGCCGTTTAAAAGCGGCCCCTTTAAATAATTTATTACGTTGCGTTTGATCCGAAGATACCTCTAGGGTCAGAGAATCCGAATACGTATCTCTCTCTAGCTTTGTATCTTACATTACCAGTATCAAAGTCACCTTCC